CTTTTTATCATTTTTAATGTTTCTTCAAAATCTTCTTCTGTTTCTGTTGGATAACCTACAATTGTTTGGTATATCATATGAATACCACGTTCACCTGCCGCCTTAATACTACTATAAAGAACCTTGTTATCAAACTTCTTTTTCATATGCCATCGTACTTTTTCGGATCCTGATTCAATTCCAACCCATATTGATTTACAGCCACTACTTTTTACATAATCCCAGTCCTCTTCAGACATTCCACTTCTAAAAATAAACTGTCCCATCCACTGTATGGGAAGATTATGCTCAGTCATAATTCTACAAAATTTTCTAAATTCTTTTAGTGATCCATTGACCAAACTATCACTAAAGTAGAATAGATCAATACCATGTTTTTTATACTGGTAGATCATTTCCTCGGCAACTTCTTCACCCGGTCTAAATTTATATTTGTTCCAAACTTGTCCGATACCACAGAATGTACACTTTCTAACACATCCTCTTGAACCTGTGACTGTAAGCACATTAGCTTGATAATCATCAAGATCAAAATCACTATAATCAGGATATGGTAATCCTGATAAATCTTGCATTTGAGCAAATTTATATGATTTACCATTTAATAAAGCAGGAAAAGCTTTATCACCTTCACCTATTATATAATAATCGGCCAAACCTTCCTCAATCATTTTATCAGCAAAGTTAGGACCATCATTACTAAAATAGCCGGTTCCCTTAAGTATACCATTACCACCTAAAACTATTTTACTTTTAATACCCCAGTCTTTTATACAGCGCAATAATAATTCAGTTGAAGCTTGAGAATTAAAAGAGAAAAGTGATATTCCAATCCAATCATAACCCTGTAATCTCTCACAATAATCAAAAAAGAATTGTTCATATGCAGTTGTAACAGATGCTGATCTTTCACACCACAACACAGATTCAGGGCCAAATTTTTTAATAAAATCATGATTTAGATCAAAACACTTTGACTCGATCCCTTCGTTATTTAAAACACCTTTAATATATGCTATACCTGGAGCAGGAATATTTGCATCATGACTAGGTGTTGAAACTAAAGCTACTTTCATTTATTATCCTTCTAATGTAAAAGGTGGGAATTTTCATTCCCACCTCAGTATTTATGCTGCCTTTTCTAGTGTTTCCTCGATTTCAGCTATGTGATCGTCTAGGTATGCCTTCTTTGTTAATACCTTGTGCATTCGATCTGTTCTCCCTTGTTTTCTATATCGATCTGCGTACCAGCCAAGTTGTCTTGAATCTTTTTTTAAGCGCTCGATAGTTGCTGAAACCATATACTATTCTCCTAAAGAAAAGGCGCCTCACCCAAAAAAGGGTGTGCGCCTATTTGTTATTGTTATTGGTTAGGAATTAAATAAAGTGTCATAAAAGTCCGGGAAATGCCTCCTCTACAATTTTATTGGTTAAACCCTTTACTGGCAGCTTTTTATTAATCATACCGCACACCAGCTTTGCATCCTCAGGATGAATTGATTCAACAATCCCAAGGAATATCTTCTCACGTTTAAATGATGGCATCTGACCTCCAGCGCCACCTTTTACAACATAACGAAAATCTCTATTTTTTCTAAGAAGTGATGATGGTGCATTATGTGCCTCTGCTGGGGTATATGGAACCTCACCCTTAGGCAACAACCATTCGATTTTAGGATCTAGTGCACCTTTAAGAATATCTTTTAGTGCCCAACTCTCATGCTTTTTTAGCACTTCAATTTTTTCTGCACGAGTCTTTGCTTTTTCAAACAATTCAAAAACTTCATATACGTCTAACGTTCTAGCCATTTTAAAGAAATTCCTCTACTACTTCAATCAAAAGCCGACAATGCTTGGAAATAAGATAAGGCAATACTTTACCTCGTTTAGGCCACGGATCCTGATTTACAAATTTATTTATAATTTCCAGTTTTGTGGTATTGGGGCATTGCGATTCTTCCGTAAGAACAATCATCTTTTTGTTGCGTAGGTAGTTACGATAAACTTGTTCACCCAATGCTTTAGGATCCTCTAACAGAGCCTCCTTTTTCTTTTTGGATAGAACATTCTGTCGCTTACCTTCAACCATAAAGGTATCATCGTCTGATAGTACATTAGGCACACCATCACTGGAACAACCTTTTAATACTTGTTCCAGCTGATACAAACGAGGGTTAGGATCCTTTACAAACTTTTTGGTAACAGGAGAGAATTGTTCTACATTATCATATTTCTGTAGCTGAATAAAGTCGTGGTCAGACGAAACAATCATAACCTTTTCATAGTTACCAAATTCCTGTGTCCACTTAGTGATCTCTGCGATAGCATCATCTGCCTCACAGCCCCACTGGTGGATTACCTTATAAGGCATATTCTCTTTGATTTCATCCAAAACTGTATTGATAATCTGAAATGCCTTATCCCAATCAATTTTGGATTCTTCACGATTTGCCTTACGTTTACCCTTGTACTCAGGATAGGCATCTTTACGCCAGTTACCACCAGCATCTGCAACAATAACCATATCGCCATAGCCCTTAAACTTCTGGCGGTACATACGGATAGAGTTGAGAATCATATGACGGATTAGATTTTCATCATCAAATTTAGCCTGGCCCATAGCAATGGGAGCAATTGCAATGCCGCTGTAGTCAAGTAAGATCATAGTAATGTCCTCATAGGTTTGTCTAAGAGTATTATATTATAAAAGAAAAAGGATGTAAACACCTATTTTAGACTTTGTACATGTGATCTATGAATTTTACACTGGATGATACCATTATAGTAATTTTCATCTAACAATACATTTCTACTGAATTGCTCCTTGGCCTCAAGGTAACCAATTTCACCTTTTGATTTTCCAAGGTGTAATATCTCACGGTGAAAATTCTGCTCTCCATGTTCAAGGAGCAGTTGCTTGACAAGTTCGCTGGATCCATAGTAGGACATCCAGTCGGACTCAACAATTCGTCTTCGTTTTCTTGTTTTGCCTTTAAGCGGGGGTAAGGTCTTTCTTGACCAGAATGTCTTTTTCCCAATGTACATTTTACCGTTGGAGTTATCGGTAATAACATAGACAAATCCTACCCACTGTTTTAATTCTTCTTCATCAGGTTGAAAAAGTTCACCTTTATAGTACCACATGTCACATAAACCGTTCATTAAGTTAGTTAATGTTTTATTTATGTGACATTAAATAAATTGTTTTAATCCATCTAAAATGTCATTAAAATTTTCGTAAGAAGAAAGTGAAGCAACTACCCTAAACCTATTGTCATAATTTACCCAACTATGAGGAATCTGACTGTTTAAGATCATAGGTTTATCGATGTATATTTTTTCAAAATCAGATTCTTTTGCGTTTATCCAGATTTTCATAATCTTTCCGGACTTAACATACTCCTCGAAATCATCATCACTGACACCCCATCTATTTTTGGCTATTTCTTCAATCTCTGGGGTAACTTCACTAACGTCATCTAAAAGCTTACCTAATTTACTATAATCCCCATCCTTGCAGACTAACACATAACCTTTGTCGAGATTTACTTGAATAGGGATATTTAAAGCAAACTCTCTACCAAGATCTACATGGGTGTACCACATTCCTGCATTTGGGGTAGTAATTAGATAATTTACAAAAAAGTTAATACCATTAATTTCAAATGGTATGTGGCTAAAATTTTTAATGATAAACCGAATATTCTTACTAGGATTAATATAGGTTGGATTATCTCCTAATATACCTTCGTCTAGCACTTCCCAAGCAATATCCTTTAATTTATGGATATAATGTTCAGGAAAGTTGTTAAATTTTATATTAGTAAAATTCGGATCAATCATCACTATCTTCCTCTGCGTCCAATAATGATGAATATGATTCATATCCACACATAGGACAGTGATACGGTTCTTCTTTTGTTTTATTAATTATTGTAACTCTGGTTTCTACACCACAGTAATCGCACTCAATTAAATATTCTGCTAATCTCATTCAGTTTGCTCTACCTCTATACCACATTTTTTTAAAAATAGGACACCTGCCTCGGCTCTATATGCTTTTTTATAGTAAACTTTTTTGATGCCTGCGGTATATATCTGTTTGGCACATTCAATGCATGGAGCATGTGTAATATACATTTCAGCTCCATTTCCACTTTCATGAGAACCTGCAAGTTTTGCAATAGCATTAGCCTCGGCATGAATGACTTCTGGTTTTGTTTTTAGTATTGTGTTACCAAAATCATCTTCACCCAACCAATCCTCGCATTCGTTATCCCAACCAGATGGCATACCATTATACCCAATTGAAATAATTCTACTATCTTTAACTACAATTGCACCAACTTGTAGTCTCTTAGCAGTAGACAGAGACCTGAAGGTCTCTGCCGTTTTCATATAAGCTTTTTGCCATTTATTCATTATGCTTCACAGGATACACAGGTCATGATATCACGAACCAGTTCCTGAGCAGGGTTTGATGAACGCTGGTAATAGAATGTTTTAACACCCAAACGCCATCCCTCAATAATAAGAGCATTAATATCCTTGACTGGAGCCTCGTGTGGAATCATAAGATTCAAGCTCTGGCTTTGGTCAATATATGTTTGCCGTGCTGCTGCCTGTTGTACAACATTCAATGGTGAGATTTCAGAGAATGTTTTAAATACATTTCTTTCAAGCTCTGTAAGGAAATCAAGATGTTGAACAGAACCCTTACGCATTAGGATATTATCCCAGGTTTCATCATCATTCTTACCGTGCTTTTCCAATACTTCTACAAGCCAGGGGTTTCTGTAGGTAAAGACGCCTTTGGCAAGGTCTTTGACGAAATAGTTGGATGCGAGAGGTTCGATTGATGGAGAGACTTGTCCGAGGATAAATGATGATGAAGTAGTAGGAGCAATAGCAGTTCTAGTAAGATTACGCTCGCCGTAACCCTTAAGGCCTTCCGGTTCTCCATAGATTTCCGCCATTTCTTTCGATGCTGCAAGTGAACGCTCGTCGATAAATTGACTAATCTCTTCACTCAGTTCAAGAGCATCGAACGACTCAAACGGAATCATTTTTGAATGAAGAAGTGAATGCCAACCAAGTTGACCAATACCAAGAGCACGCCAATGCTTAGCAAAGTTATGTGCCGTTTCCATAAACTTAATATTTTTGGTTTTCTTGATATATTCTTCCATAACAGCATCAAGGAAATATGTCATAATTTCCACAGCATCTGTTTCTTTCCATTCATCCCATGTAACCAGGTTCATTGACGATAGGTTACAAACAAAGGTCCAATCTTTACTTGATGGGAGAGCAATTTCAGAGCACAGATTTGATGCATAAATTGGATAGTTATGATCCTTAAGAACTTTAGGTTTATTGTTGTTTACAGTGTCAGTAAAGAACAAATAAGGATAACCAGTTTCCTTACGTTTACGTAGAACCTTGGCCCAAACCTCACGCTTGGCCTTATCGCCTGTAATCATGGCTTCCATCCATTCATCGGTAATAGTAACACCAATGGACATATTCTGAATTACAGCACCAGGTTCACGGATCTCTAGGAACTCATCAATATCAGGATGATCAATGTTGAGATAAGCAGCAAAAGCGCCTCGTCGTACTGATCCTTGACTAATAACATCAGTCCCAGTATCGTAGAGCCGCATATAATGAACAGGACCATCAGCCTTGCCTCCTCCCTTGATTGCGCTCCCGCGCGGGCGAAGATCACCAAAGTAACCAGATGTACCCGCACCGAGTTTTGTCTGTACACCAACCTCTGCCATCTTTTGCAGGATTTCTTCAATAGAATCTTCTACCTTTACGCCATTGCAAGAGATAGGCAGACCACGGGTTGTACCGAAGTTGGACCAGACAGGTGAAGACAGACTATAGTAGCCTGCCAACATATACTTATTGAACTTCTTGGCAAAGCCAGGTTTGTTCAAGATCTTCTCTGCCGTTTGTGCAATCTCCAAGATGCGTTCCTCTGCAGATACGCCTTCCTCGAGATAA